AAAACCAGAAGTGTCCTATAATAATCAAAAGACTTTAGATAATGAACGAATACTGGATCGTAACTGATAATAAGACTGGAAGAGTCATTGCACACTGTGGTGATATTAATGATGCGATTATGATGGTAGGGTTTGATCCCCATAATCGGTCTTATAGTCGGCATCGTTTTATTATGGATCAAGTGATTGATATTACTTCAACAACTGATAAACAACTTCCTGGACAGATTGGATTGCCTGCTGGGAAAGTCAATCAAATTAATCCAGAAGTAATTCGTCTCAATGAAGGTGAAGGGCAACCTGTAATTGTATGAATCATCGTAAACATAAACAGACAGAGAATCTCAAAAAGAAAAGGATGTACACACCTGAAGGATACGTTGGAGATCCCCCAGATGCAAAATGTCCACACTGCGGGAAATCTGGAAAGTCATGTTCTTATGTAAATAGTCTAAGTCGTGCTTGGGCAAGAAGTGCTTGTGCCCATAAATACAAGAAAACTAATAATAGTTAAATGGGAAGATATATTAAGACAAAAATTGTTACTGATGGATTAATTTATCTAAATGATGCTGGAAATAGTAAGTCATATTCTGGTGTAGGAACAGCAATCAAGAATTTAGTGGGTTATGGTGCCACAAATACATCATTTAATCAAACATTTGTATCCTCAGGAACAACAAGTCATTTTATATCTACAACTACTTCATCTTATATAAGCAATACAAATGTAAGTGTAAGTGCTTCAACAGGCAGTGGTTTTACGATTTGTATGATGGTAAAACCACAGACTTTAACCAATAATGATGGTTGGAATTATTGGTTTCAGCAACAATCCGAAACTGGTTGGATTGAATTTGGGAGATATGGAACATCTAATGGGTGGGAAATTAAAGATAATATAAAAATAGAAGGACAAAAAGTATTTACTTCGGTTGGTACTACTACTTGGACTGTTCCCGTTGGGGTAACTTCTATCACTGCTGTTTGTGTTGGTGGTGGAGGTGGTGCTGGTGGAGGTGATAGTAATTATGATGGTGCTGGTGGTGGAGGAGGAGGACTTTCTTATGGGTCTACTATATCCGTAACACCAGGTGATGTTTTATACATAAGAGTTGGTGCCGGTGGAACTGGTGGTCGTTCTTATAATTATGATAATAATTCTTCTCAAGGTAGTGCTGGAAATGCAGGAGAATCAAGTTATATAAAAACTGGATCACATTCAGGTACTGCACTTCTTGAAGGTGGTGGAGGAGATGGGGGGGAGTATGGTATTTTTAGTAATGCGGTTGGTGGTAGTGGGGGAACTTCCAGTGGGACTATGAGGGATAATGGTGGTTCTGGTGGTAATGGTGGTAATGGCAGCAGTACTCGTGGTGGTGGTGGAGGTGGTGGAGGTGGATATACTGGAAATGGTGGTAATGGTGGTGGTGGTACTACTGCTATAAATGGTTCCAATGGATCTGGTGGTGGAGGTGGTGGGGGTGGAAACAGTCCCACTTCTACTTTTGGAGAAGTTCGTAATCCTGGTGGTGGAGTTGGTATATATGGGTCGGGAGCAAATGGATTTGGGGGTACTGGTGGTGCAAGTACTTTAAATGGAAATTCTGGATCACCTGGTTCTGAAGGAAGTAGAGGAACTGCATCAACAGGGAATGGATTAAATGACAGATCTGTAGGGGGTCTTTATGGTGGTGGGGGAGGTTCCAGATCTTCTACAGCAACTTATAACTACGTTAGGGATGGTGGAGATGGGGGGCAAGGTGCAGTAAGAATTGTTTGGGGTACAAGTAGGTCGTATCCAACAACTAATATATCAAATCCCATACCAGCAACACAATCAACATCTTTTTCTGATTGGACTTTTGTTGTTTTTGGAGTAACAACAGACTATTATACCTTTATATCAACTAATGGATCAACAAAAACTTTAGGTTCTTCTAATGATTGGACTACAGCACCACAAATTAATTTAAATAAAATATTTGGAACAGGAACAAGTAACTATAGTTGCTTGTGGAACAACGTGATGATTTATAATCGTGAATTGACAAACGAAGAAATTCAAATAAACTTTGAAGCATTTAGAGGTAAATTTAATCTCTAAATACTCATAAGTTGCAATAACTTATGACTCCTCTTCATTCGTCTAAAGAGTATTTGTTTAATCTTTATACTACGAGTTCTGGAGAAGCAAGACGAATATGGAGGCAACATATTAAAGAAAATTGGAATCATAAGTGTGCTTATTGTGGTTCTGAAGAAAAACTAACAATTGATCACATAGTTCCAAGGTCAAAAGGTGGAACTGATTTTACAAATAATGTTGTGTGTTGTTGTCAAGAATGCAATCAAAATAAGGGTCATTATGACTGGGAAGATTGGTTTTCCAATCAAATTTTCTTTACAGAAGAAAAAAAACGTGCTATCCTAAAATGGATGTCTAATAGACAAGAGCAAAATCTTTATAAGTACCCACAAAGAAAAAATAAAGTTTGGTAGTATTATGAATTTTACAATTTATTCAAAGCAAGGTTGTCCTTATTGTGATAAAATAAAAAAAGTTTTAACTATTTTAAGTGAAACAAAGAAATATAATCTTACTATAAATGAACTTAACAAAGACTTTAATAGAGAAGAGTTTTATTCAAAGTTTGGGGAAGGTTCAACTTTTCCTCAAGTAGTTTTAGACGATAACTATATTGGGGGATGTACTGATTCGATTCTTTATTTGCAAGAAAATAACTTACTATAAACGTGCCTATAAATAATTCTGAAATGTATGGCATTAATCGTGGATTTGAATTAATGCTTCGAAAAGCAGGAGGAGAGAAAAAAGAAACAAAATTGGCATCAAAGGGATTCAATTTTGAAAAAGTATTTTCTTTACTCAAAAGAGAGATATTTATCAAAATTGAATTTAATATAATGAAAAAAAAGTAGTCTCTCGGAGAATAAAAATGTCAGCAATAGATTTAGTTTTTGGTTCTTTTTTAATTGTTTTATTTTTTATTGTGGGACTTTTTATAGGGTGGAGTGCCAGAGATTATATGATGAATTATCAAGAAGGTCCAAAACAAATTGCTTATCATCCAGAGTTTTACGATAAAAATGGTGAGTTAATAGACCAAGAAATCGTTTCAGTAAGATTTGAATCAGATTACTTTGATGATGAAATTGATGATGATTGATAAATAAGTTAATTAATTTAATTCTGTATTAAGTTTATGACAATGACCGTAGAAGAAAAAGCAACAGTAAAGAAACCCACTTCAAGATCAAAAAAGATCGAAGAAGCAATTGTGGAGTTACCAGCAAACCCATTTGCTTTTGAAGTTTTGAACCTAGTTAGTGTTCAAAAAACGAAAGCAAAAAAAGTTGAACTTCTAAAAAAATATGAGCACGATTCATTAAAAGCAATTTTTATTTGGAATTTTGATGAATCTGTGATTTCACTTTTACCTGAAGGAGATGTTCCTTTTTTTGGTGACAATACAATGAAAACCACAACAATGTCTGAAAGAATTGAAGATTCTATTAAGCAAATGAGTGATTCTTCAATTGGGGCAATTGACCAAAAGTATTCTACTCTTAGAAAAGAATATACTTTGTTGTATAATTTTGTAAAAGGTGGAAACGATTCTCTGAATGGTATTAGAAGAGAAAATATTTTTGTTAATTTGTTGGAGGGACTTCATCCTCTTGAAGCAGAAATTATTTGTCTCTGTAAAGATAAGAAACTGCAAACAAAATATAAGTTAAATCAGGAGATAGTTTCTGAAGCATATCCAGATATTGTTTGGGGAAATAGAAGTTGATTATGGTTTTAATTCATAAAAATTGTGATCCTCTTGTAGAAAATAATAAATCTTTACCAAGAAATTCTTACTTGGTTACGTATCAAGATAGTAAAGATGTAAAGTACGACATTGTTCAAGCAGGTTCCTTTGTAGAAGTATTTGATAATTATTATGATCAGTATGGAAAAAATAGTATTATAAAAATTCAATGGTCACAAGGAACTGTAAATCCAAAATCATATAATTATCAAGTAAGGGATAAAAAATCAAAAAAATAGTTTGGATGAGGAAGGGTTGATACCTTCCTTTTTTTATGCTAAAATTCTGAGAGAGAATGGTATCTTATGGACAAAGACAAACTAAAACTCATCGTCCGCAATCTTGAAATGTTGGTTGATTCTCTGAAAGCAGAAGTGTATTCTGATGTAAATGCGTATAAAACATCAGTAGATACAACTAAGTTTCCTGGTATGGGAAGTATTAGGGATTACGACGAAATATTTGAGGATTCTGATTTAGATGACTGATACATCAAGAGCAAAACAACTTGTAAAACTCCTTGAAAGATTAATCAAACAAGATCATCTTTATACTGATGACAAAATTCAAGAAATGAAAGCACAACTTCGTGCAGTAAAAGAGCAAATCAAAGAGTTAGAAGAGCAAACATCAAAAGGATTTGGAAACAAATGAGTGTAAAATTAATTAGTGTAACTCCTGATGCTGAGCAAACAATGGCATATGTTGCTCGTGTCTCAAACCCTAGTAATCAAGACAATGAAAACTATGCAGGGTTATTGCGTTATTGTATTAAGCATAATCACTGGTCTGTTTTTGAGCAGGCATTTATGACATTAGAGATTGAAACAAATCGTGGTATTGCCGCTCAGATACTTCGACACCGTTCGTTTACATATCAGGAATTTTCGCAGCGTTACGCAGATTCTTCTTTGCTAGCAGATTATATTCCTGTTCCAGATCTTCGCAGACAAGACACAAAGAATCGTCAAAACTCAATTGATGACATTGCAGACTATGAAAAATTGACTCTGCAAAGTAAAATTCAAGAGCATTTTTCACACTCTATGCGACTCTACAAGGAACTTCTTTCTCACGGAGTGGCAAAAGAGTGTGCAAGGTTTGTATTGCCCTTGGCTACTCCTACACGCATTTATATGAGCGGTTCTTGCCGATCCTGGATTCACTACATTCAACTTAGAGAAAAAAATGGCACCCAGAAAGAGCATATGGATATTGCTTTAGAATGTAAGAGAGTATTTTCCGAACAATTCCCAACTGTGGCAGAGGCACTGGAATGGGTCTAAATAAATTATCTTGAAATTATAACAATGCCAACGTACCCCGTAGTGAATACAAAAACTGGTGAACAGAAAGAAGTGGAAATGAGTATCCACGACTGGGACCAGTGGAAAAATGATAATCCAGAGTGGATCCGTGATTGGTCAGATCCTTCTACTTGTCCCTCACCGGGAGAAGTTGGGGATATGCTGAGTAAACACGTTAATAAGAATCCAGGTTGGAATGATGTCCTTCGTAAGGTTTCAAAAGTTCCAGGATCAAATGTAAAACCAATTTAGAGAATTATAATCAATGGCAAGAAAAAGAAGAAGCAATGACAACCAACCAATTGGAATTGGTATGACTGCTAAACAAATGAAGAGGAGAAAACCAATTAGTTCTGATTATTTAATTGATATTGAACCTCTAACCGAAAATCAAAAAAAACTTTTCGAATCTTATAAAAATCAAAAACATTTGGTTGCTTATGGTTGTGCTGGTACTGGTAAAACATTTATTACTTTGTACAATGCTCTTCAAGATGTATTGGATGAAACAAGTCCTTATGAAAGAGTTTATATTGTTCGATCTTTAGTTGCTACTCGTGAAATTGGATTCTTGCCTGGAAGTCACGATGATAAGGCAGACATTTACCAAATTCCTTATAAGAATATGGTAAAGTATATGTTCCAGATGCCTTCTGATGCTGATTTTGAAATGCTTTATGGAAATCTAAAGTCGCAAGAAACAATCAAGTTTTG